TAAGACCAACAATAAAAAGATATTTAAATAATCATGTTAGAAGTAGATTTAGAAGAATTGATAGTGAAGATTTTGTAACTGCAATCATGTTACCTGTTCAAAGATTTGTAAAAGGTTCAACATCAAGAGTTTGGTCAGATAGTAGAAAGGCAATATAGTGGTATTTTCAATCGGTCAATTTAAAAGTGCAATGTACACTCAAGAGTCTGCTAAACAAGACAGATTTGAGGTACTTATTAATTGCCCATTATTTAATTCAGATAGTTTAAGATATGTTAGTCTTAGACTTAAATCTTTTTCTTTTCCAGAAAGAAGTATTCGTTCTCAATCTGATGATAATATCTATGGAATAAAAAGAGAGTTACCACAAGGTGTTTTAGCACCTTCAGCTTTAACTGCAGAATTTTATTGTAATGTAGATATGTCAGAAAAAAGATTATTTGAAGAATGGCAAAAACAAATTTATAATAATGGAACATTTAATTTAAAATACTATAAAGACTATGTTGGCACAATGATTATTAATCAATTATCAAAAGGTTCTAGTGTTTCTTTACCCGGAAACTTTTTATCATTTTCTGGTGCAAAAGAAAAAACTGGTAGTTATAGTGTACAACTTAATGAAGTCTGGCCAAAAGATATACAAGCACAAACACTTGATGTCGGTGCAGACGGAGCATTACAAACTATTTCTATAAATCTTTCTTATCATAAATGGGAAACAATAGGAAGAGAACCTACCACAAATGTTGCAGACTATGTTAATCAAACTGGTGGGAAATATAACATTGTTAACGCAAAAGGAATATTACTTGATGTGTTAGGTAAATCAGGAGCAAAACCAAAAGTTCTTGCAGGTGCCGGTACAGCTGCAGATATTATATTAGGGCGATAATGATAACAGGAGTGAAATATTATGAGTCTACCAATTATAAATTCATCAAAGTATGAATTAAAATTACCCTCAAATAAACAAACTATTAATTTTAGGCCTTTTCTTGTAAAAGAAGAAAAGATATTACTTGTTGCAAATGAAACAGGTAAACAAACAGATATGATTGATGCTATGATAGATATATTAAAAGCATGTACTTATGAAACAGTCAATCCTTCTACAATGCCTTTAATTGATTTTGAATATCTTTTCTTACATATTCGTGGGAAGAGTGTTGGTGAAATATTAAAGTTAAAAATTAGATGTCCAGATGACAATGAAACTTTTGTAGATGTTGATATTAATATTAATGATGTTGAACTACCAGAAATTAAAAAATTAGAAAATATTATTTCAATTACAGATAGAATTAAAATAGAATTAAGAGAACCTAGTATAGTAGATTTTAAATATATAGGTGAAAATATAAATTCAAATGATATGATTAGTTTAGTTGAAAACTGTATAGTTAGAGTTTATGATGGTGAAAAAGTTTATGAAGATTTTACAAAAGAAGATAGAACAAACTTTTTAGAATCATTAACAACAAGTCAATTTAAAAAACTAACTGAATTTTATGACGCCTCTCCAAAATTAAAACATGACATTAAAGTTAAAAATCCAAAAACAAATATTGAATCAGAGGTTTCTTTGGAGGGCCTCAATAATTTTTTTTAATGATTCTATGTCACAATAGTTTAGAAAATTATTTTAAAACTAACTTTGCTATGATGCAGCATCATAAATATAGTTTAAGTGAGATAGAAAATCTGGTGCCGTGGGAAAGAGAAATTTATGTTTCGTTATTACAACAATACATAAGGGAAGAAAATGAACGAATCAAAGAGCAAAACAGGAAAAAAACTTGAGAAAGGTTCTAAATATGAAGAATTTGATGTTGACAATGACGGCGTGGTCACAGATGAGGAGTTAGACATGGACGAAAGATTATTGAAACTTCAAGATATGAAATCCGATATGGAGAATGAAGATAAGAAAGCAGACGCTCAAAGAAACATGGCTTGGTTTGCTTTATTCGGTATGTTATTATACCCATCTCTTGTCGTAATTTCACAATGGGTAGGATTAGAAGGTGCAGCTAAAATACTTGGCGATATGGCACCAACATATTTTGTATCAGTTGCAGCTATCGTAGCAGCATTTTATGCAAAAGAAACATTTACAAAGAAGAAATAATATGCTAAATTTTATAACAAACTTATTTAAACCAAAACCTAAAAAAATTACTAAAATGGGCCTTACAATGATGACAAAAAGAGAGTTAGAAAAGTTAGGTCGTAAACACGGATTAGAATTGGATAGAAGATTTACTAAAATTGACCTCGTTGAAGAACTTTACATACATTTAAAAAAGAAGAAATAAAAAAATGTCAGAAATATCAGAATTAATTCAGACAGTAAAACAAAGTAATTTAGATAATATTGCTGCGCAAAAGAAAGCAAGACAAGAAGAAAAAGAAAACATACAAAAAGAATTAACAGCTGCAACTCAGAAGATGCAAATGCCAGAAATGAAAAAATCCTCAGAGGATTTAGAAAAAAAACAAAATGAAGAACAAAAAGAAGAAGGTGTTGCAGGTGCAGTTGAAGGTGATATGAATTTAGGTTTTGGCACTGATATGTTAATTGAAGAGGCAAAAAAGACAAACGAAANTATTTCTGCAAATGAAGAAATATTATCACTAATGAANGCAGAGGCGGAAAAATCAGGTCTTGACATAAATAAAAATCAAAAGTTCTTAGCACTTTCAGCAAAAACTGACCGAGAAAAATTAAAACTTGAAGGTATCAATGCAGGTCGTATACAAGGTATGTTTAAAAGAATAAGTGCATCAATACCATCAAGAGAAGAATTAAAAGAACAAAGTAGAGTGTTTGCAGGTATATCTGGTACTCTTGAAGGTGTTAGTGCAGGTATCGGCGGGTTTGCAAAATCTATGGGGGGTAAAGCAAAAAATGCACTTGGTGGTGTATTTGATATGATAAAAGGTTTACTTAAAGGTGGATTATTAATTGCTGGGTTACTGGCATTTAGAGCATTTATTAATAGCCCATATTTTACTATGTTAATTGATTTAATAAAGAATACTATCATACCTGCATTTCAAAGAATGATAGAAAAATTAAAACCACCTATCATGGCATTTATAGATTATCTTGGTGTAGTATTGCCTCGTGTATTTAATGTAATATTTGGTGAAGGTGGATTATTTGATAATGCAGTAAGTTATTTTCAAGGTGTCATGGACTTGGTTAAAGGTATTTTTACAGGTGATGTTGATTTAATTAAATCAGGTGTAAAGAAAATGTTTACAAGTCTTATAGATGCTTTTGATAACATTGTAAAAGGGATTCTAGAATTTTTTGGTGTTGAGAACTTTAGTATAGTTGATAGTATCGTAGGAATTTATAATAAGGTAAAAGATTTCTTTGTTAATATTGCTGACAAAATTGGAAGCATAGTTAATGCGATAAAACAATTTGTTAAAGATAAAGTTGACGCTTTTAAGAGTTTCTTCGGATTTGGAGGAGATGATGATGAAAAGGTGGCGAAATTAAACGAAGATACTGGCAAACCCGCTAAACCCGCTAGAGATGATAACCCATTTGCTGGTCAAGGTCAAACTGGTGGTGATGCTACTGGCGCATCTATGCTGGAAATGCAAAATAAAAGAACAGCATCGCAAGAAAGAGTATTAGTTAGAAAAAGAAAAAGAGAAGAAAGATTAAGTGAGATTAAAGGTGAAAAGGTTGTTGTTGAATCTCAGAAACAAAGAGTATTAAGAGCAAATTTAGAAAAAGAAAGAGCACAAGCAAGAATTGATGAAGATAGAACAATCACTGGTGATAAAATAGCTGCAGGTTCTTTTGATAATAGATTTGAAGATAAACTTGCAATTGACCAATCTAAGCCAACTGCTGTTATTGCACCAACAACAAATGTTACGAATAATTCAAATACAAGTACAGTATCTATTATGGGTCCACAGAATCCTGATAGAGGAATGACTTTAGCATCTGAGGCCGCAGATTATTAATTTTTTTCTTTTTTCTTTAAAATAACTTTTTGTTGAAAATAACCATTACCTTTTAAATCTTCTACCCATTCTCTATCCAATCTACTTTCCCATGCAACAACAGGTGATTTATATTCTGTAATTCTATGTCTAGGGCGATAGTGACTTCTTAAATCATCTGGTTTTCTGAATACTTTTTTAGACATTTAAATGTGTCCAGTATACTTCATAGTTATCATTAGTACAAGCCCTGCAACAATAACAAATAAAAACCCTCCAAATATCCATTTAAGCATGGCTTCAAATTCTCTTTTTTTTCTTTCTGCGTCTTCTTTTCTTTTTTTTCTAATTCCTGCTTGTATGCGTAACAAGTCATTCCAAGCATTCATTCCGTGGGTAGCAATAAGCCAGTTTCTTAGCTCATCTTCCATTCTCTTTGCTTTTTTCAAAGCACCAAAGGTTTCTAAAGCCTCTTCTTCAAGACTTCCAATATTTCTTTTTTTAGCTCTATGATGTCCTTGATGAATGGATTCATTGGCATGCATCCACCTACCGATATCACCATACATGCTTTCAACATCTCGGCCGAATTCAAAACCTTTTTTAATTGTATTAAATGCAGCTGTTGCTGCGGCGATCGCTGTAATAGGATCCATACCTCGTTCTCCTCTACTCTTAGTACTATTTATAATAAAAAAAGGGTATGTGAATTTTAAGTTCGCATACCCTTATAAAGGAGAAACAAAGTAGGTGTTTAAGCCTCTTTTGCTAGTTTTTGAAAGTAATCTAAACTGTCATCACTTTCAGTCTTTGCTGTTGCAACAACATTGTCAACATATTGTTTGTCTTCAACATCAGTTACAGCTGTTTCAAGTTCTACATCTTCTGCAGAGCTTTTAGATGATTGAGTGCCGGTTAAAACATCATCAAGCCTGGACTTGAGTTCATCATAAGTTTTAAAATTAGATGGTGCAGTAAACTCTGATAAAGAGTATTCTGATTTATAGATTTTATCTAAAATCGCATCATCTTCATTTAACTTTGAAGGACTTTCAAATTCCGACTTATCGTAGTTCCAATAACCATCAACCTTTCTAATTTTCAATTTAAAGTGTGCACCTTCCCAAAAATCAAAAGGATTTACAGGAGTTTCATCTTCAAACTGAGGTTGTAAAGCTTCCATTAACTTATCAAAGATTTTCTTACCATATCTGAATAAGAATACTTTGCCTTCGTGTTCTGGATGCTGTGGGTCAGATACAACATATATGTTAGAATAATATTGTAGTTTTCTTTTTTGTCTTCTAGCAATTTCTTTATCGCTTTCAACACCAGAATTCCACAATGAACTATTGTATTCGGACACAGGGTCTTTTTGATTTAAAGTAGTTAATGAGTTTTCAATAAACCACTTACCAGTAGGACCTTGAAATGCATGATTCCATAACTTCGCCCAAGGCATAGAATCTTCGCCTTCAGGTGATGGTAGAAATCTTATTACTGCATAACCATTACCAGATTTATCTAGTTCAGGTTTCCATAGTCTTTCATCTACATATGATTTTTTTTCAGCTGGAGCAGTTTCAGTTTTAACTGCAGCTAATATTTTGTCTAATGAATTAGACTTTTTTAAAGTATCTAATGACATATTATTTTCTCCGTATGTTATTATATGCTATTTTATTTTCACTTAATCATTATATAGAGTTATTTATAAGCGTATTCATCTCTGAATATCTTATGTTTTTTACATTGTCACAATCTTCCCATTCCTCAATTATGGAATCGTCATTTATGACTCTGTAAAACTTTATATGAGAATAGTTGTCGTTCTCAAAATTCTGTTTGTGTTGTTGTCTCCAGTTTGAAGAGCCAACATATTTACAATCTTTAGATATGTAACAATCTGTATCTTTGTATATGTTATTAACTTTACCACCTGTTTTCATATCAAATCCTAACATGAAAACATTACTTGATGCAATACCAGGGTTCTCTTCTATTGCAACTCTTACTGCTGTCGGGCCAGATGCCCAACCCTTATGTTCACCATCAAAAAACTGGTCTAAATCTTTTATCTTATCTTTCTCTTCAACCCAATTAATAAATAATCCTGCATTACCAAGTTTTTCTTTTACATCAAAACTATCCATTTTATATTCTTGTATTAACTTCTGTAAAACATAAGCGACTTGTTCAGCGTTAATACCTTGTACAACACATTCTTTTTTATTACCTCGTTCATTTTCATATACAAAATGTTCTAAGGTTGGAAGGCCTGCTTCTTTTAGTTGTACATTTAAATCTTTTGTTACATCTTCTGCTAAACTGGTCATCATCATCATATCATAAAAATCACTAGGTAGTCTTTTCCAACTTTTAAAATAACAATTATTATTAGAAGTATAACCTGATGAGTGAATCTCATATTGCATTTTCCAATCACAAGATATTAATCCATCAGGTGTAAAATCACGATAAAGAGCATTACAACCATATACTTTACCATAAAGATTTAAGTAGTCTAATTCATGATACTTTCTAGATTCACCGTTACCAATAATAAATAAGTTTTTTTTCATTAGTCTGTTTGTTCAACTCCACCTTCATATTCTTCATCATCATCAAATTCTTCTTCTTCATCTTTTTGATTAATTTCAACAAAAACATCATGATAACCACACCCTGCTAGAAAATTAGTTAGTTTGTCAGCTAACGCATCAAAATCATCTTCTTCAACAGTAACTTCAAGTTCAACTCTTTCTTCTTGAGTAAATTCACTATCAGCTACTTCATTTGTTTTAATAAATGTAAATCTTTGTTCCATTTAATTTCTCCTAAAAGGTTTTTTATTAAAGCGATTAAGAGGTTTTGCAACTGCTTCTTTTAGTTTAGTTCTAAGTTCATTGTTTTTATTTTGAATGTAAGAGTGTTCAGTTGATAGATTTTTAACTTGATTTTCAAGGTCTTCAACTTTAGATTTAAAGAAATCTCTTTCTCTTACTAAAGATTCATTTGTGGCATTCATAATAACTCCTATTTTACTAAATTGAATAATACTATTTTATACTCAGATTCATCAAAAGTCAATAGCTTTTTATAATTATTTATTTTTTTAGCATGACTTGGCCATATGACAGTTTCATGAATTTTTGTATCAAAATCTTTAGCATAATCAACAATTTTATCTAATATAATCATTGTTTCAATACTAATCTTTTTTGCTAAATAATTTTTAAATAGAATAGGGTGTTGACCATCTTTGCATTCAAACATTTTATTAAACTTCTTGCTTTGTTCTAACAACAATATAATATCATTCTTGAATTGATATCTTAAACTTTGAACTCTTTTTTTCCATTGTACATAAGTTTCTTCATTGAACTGACCAACATACCCTTTTTCATTCTCTACAAAGTTAGAAATAAAAAAATCTTCAACCTCTTCTTTAAACTTTCTAGATGCCTTTCCAAAGAAAGCTTTGTCTTTACGATTTAAATAACTTTTTCTTGTTGCCGAAGTTTTACCACCATACTTGACATAATCATAGTTAGAATTAAAATGTGCTTTTAATCCCATATAAATCATGTATGCTTTGAAAGGGTCCAATGTTCTAGTTACTCCTCTGAGTTCCGTCATACAGGTAATTTACCCATTTTAGGTAAAAAATTTAAATCTCTGGCATCTGCCTCTATTTTGTCTTTAAGTGGTTTTTGTATTAGATTTGTAATAGAGTCTGGTTCAACTCCTTTTTGATAGCAATATTCTAATATTGCATCCATATGTGAAATTCTTTTTTTTCGTACTTCTGATTCTATGAAAATAGAAAATGTTTTTGGTGTCATAATATACTCATTTATTTAATTATTAAAGAAAAAAAGGGAGACCTAAGTCTCCCATTTTTAACTACTTCTCAGCGCAAGCATAAGAGTTGATTTCTAAGCCAACTGAGATTTCTGTGATAACAGGTTTATTCCAAGCCATGTTACTTCTCCATAAAAGTAGTGCTGGTTGTCGTTGCGACCGCAGACCACATAGTTAATGACAGTTTCTGTTTCCAGGTACTGCCGAACCCATAAGATTAAGCAGCTAGTGCATAATCTTGAGATGCAAAATTATCGTTTGCATTTACTTGTTTGACCGATTAGGTAGTCACCCCATTCTTCTCCAATAATTATTCAATACCAGTCTACCCTACATTACCCCCTCATTCGGGTTGGTGGAGGTAGAGGGAATCGCACCCTCGTCCTGTCTATCTTCAAATTATCATCAACAAAAAATTCTCTTTATATCTATAACTCAATATTCTTTAAGCTACATGAACAACTCATTCATCAATTACCAATTACCAGGTATTAACCCAGGAAACCCATTTGAATTTTGTTGATTAATAATATGTTTATTATAATACAATTCTAACTCTTTGTCAAGTAGATGTAAGTATATATGTTTATCTTTTATAAATTCTTGTACTGTACCATCTTCTGTGACTACTAAAATAACTATTTGATTAATCTGTTCTTGTGTTCTCTCTTGATACATTTCTGCATATGCTGAACCTTGAATGTAATAGTTCTCATTCCAAGAATCTTCTCTTTCTCTTGTACTTGTTTTAAAATCAATTATAGATAGTGTACCTTTGTATTCTGCAATACAATCAACTCTACCAGCAAGTTTATAATAATCAGACCATAATGAAGTTTCTTGTAAATGAACTAAACCAATGTTTTCATCTAAAAATGGTTTAAGCTGTGAGAACATACAATGTGCAAGAAATCTACCTTTTTTCTTTTCTTCAATAGTTTCGTGGTTATTGTTTATATAATCTTCGCAAAAGTGATGTACTTGAGTACCTCTTGTTGCAGCTTTTCTAGAAATATAATTAGCAACTTCATCACCAACTCTATTCCTCCACTGCTGCAGACCCGCCTTGTTACGGCCGGCTAAAACTGTCGTTATAGACGGATATTCGTTACCTTCTGGCGTTGTATATAATCTTATTTTATCTTTTGTAACTGCTTTTATTTGTGGAATATTTACATCTTCTTTATGAAAAAATGTGTTATTTGTATTTGGTTTTGGAAATTTTACTATTTTCGTCATTGTATAATTCTGGATGCTCTTTTTTAAATGTTTCTATTCTATTTCTTAGGTTAGTTATAGTTTTTTCTAGGCGGTCTAGACTTCGGTCTTTGCTATTTCCCATGGTTCTTCCAAAAAATTAATGTTGATTAGAAGTCTAATATCTTCGTCTGTTTGGCCAACTGATTGATGTTTTATATCGCCATCTACAATTACAGCCCTATTTGCAACAGACTTAATAAATTGTCCATTTTCAAACTCTGTTCCACCATTATTCGTATTTATATAATATAACAAAGTTTTGAATTTGTCAAGGCCCTCTATATCAATATGCCAACCATACTTAATTACATCTTGTCTTTTAGTAAAAAGATTACTTTTAGAACGAATAACTTTTTGGCATTTATTGTGTCTTAATCTATCCATTAATAATTTTGTTTCATCTGGAACTTCATAATCTGTCCACATCATATTATAAGTTTCATAAACAAATTGAAAAGCTACTTTTGAAGAATTAAAGTTTGCTTCTTTAATAAATCTCCAAGGTACTTCAGGTCCTTGATACTTCTCTTTAATTTTATTATAATCTAATTCTGATAAATACTTGTCAATTATTTGCATTATTATATATTAAGTCCTTTACTATAAACAGTTTTTCCTTTTATCTTACTTGCTGTAAGAACTGATTTTCTATTATTACTCTCTTTGTAAGAAACATGAACCCAACCACTTCTAGGGTCACCTGGTGTATAAAATTCTAGTATAAGTTGGTCAAATTCTAAAGTGCTTTCTATCCATTGTGCAACCTCAGCATTTGAAGCACCAACACATTCTAAATCTACAGCTTCACCTTTACAATGTTGACTTTTTGAACTACCACCAACTGCTTTATTTAAAGCAGGACTTCTATAACCAGAATTGATAACAGTTACTCCCCATTGTTCTCTAACAGGTTGTACAACTTTTGCAAACAAAAGTTTTGCACTTTCTAAATGGTCTTCAGATAAAGAATTATCAATATCTTTTCTTGTTGCTGTTTGAGATTTTATGTATTCGGCTATTGTAAAGTTTTTTGATAGTTTCATTGTTCTAACCCTAATTTAGTCTTTTCTATAAGATAAGAACGAACAAACCCTGAACGAACAATATCACCTATTGTAAATTCTACAACTTCAAATTCTTTCATTTGTTCTAAAATTCTCATGAAATCTTGTAGGCCTTCTCTTTCTGACATTTTAGATAAATCTGTTTGAAAAAAATCACCACAAAATATAATCTTACTATCTTGACCAACTCTTGTAATAACTGTATCTAATTCATGAAAATTTAAATTCTGTGATTCATCAACAATTACTATTGCATTGTCCAGAGTAATACCTCTTAGATATGAAGTTGTCAAAAATGTAATACTACCTTGATTTTTTAATCTATCATACAACATACTGAAAGCATTATCACTTGCTTGTTCAAACATAAATTGAACCATGTTATGATATGGTACTTGATACAATGCTGATTTATCTTCTTCATCACCAGGTAAGAAACCAATATCTCTTGTTGGCACAACAGACCTAATAATAATTACATTGTCGTATTTTGTTTTTGGGTCTAATACTTGTTCAAGTGCTAAATATAGTGATACAAAAGTTTTACCTGTACCGGCTGCACCAAAGAGAAACAAATTCTTGTTATTTTTTCTCCATGCTTCAAATACTAATTTTTGATTGTCTGTGATTGGTTTAATTGAAACTAAATTATCAAGTTTCACATCTTGTTTTTTTGCCATAATTAATCCTCAAGTTGTTTACTAAAAATATTTTCGTCGCTATCTGTAGCTGTAATTGTTCCGACACCCTTTTCAGTTATTAAATTAAAATATACATTCTCTGCAATTCCTATCGTACCTTCATAACGAAATGAAGAATTGTCAAATTGAATATCTACCTTCTCTATGTAGTCTGCTGGAATTTCTGTTCTAGTTAATTGGTCAAATTGCATACCACTATAATTAGGGTGCCAGAATTGATAGTTAGTGACACCTGGGTATGAATAAGGACTTTTTACAGTTATCGTACCTTTTGGGTTTCCAGATTCTATCAGACCTGGTGCCGAACAACCCCCAGCAGCTTTAATAAATTTTGTTACCATATATACATCACCAAATCTATCTTCTGCAAGTACTCTTAAATAAGTATATGCATTAACTCTAATATTTGTTTCAACATATGCAGGCATATTATCAAACTCAAATATTGCACAACATGGTGTTGGGTTTTCATCAACAATCAAGATATATTTTAAAATATCTCTTGATTTAGTGGAAATTGTAATTGGAACATTTGCACCATTTAAAGCACGATATGGTGCTTGTATATCAATTAACCCAGTACCATCATTTATAACTACATCTTCATCAAGGCCCTTCATGAAGTCTTCATTAAGGAAAGTATCTTTAATCCATTCTTCCCAAGAAAAATGAGTTTCCGAAGGTAGAGAAATAGGTAACAATAAAAGAAGTAAAAGTAGTATTTTCATACTATTATTTAGTTCTTTGCTTATGCTTATCGTATACCCTTCTTGCCTTTAATTGTTTAATCGTTTTCTTTCCATACCTATCAGCCAAAGGGCTGGTAGGATGCTTCTCTGCAATTTTACTAAGAGTGTCTTTCCAACCACTATCACCTAACTGTGATTTTGAAACACCAGCAATTATATTCATATTTAAATAATCAGCAGGTTCAATATTCGGATTGTCTTTTAAGAATTTAACTTTTTCATCATAAGTCATGAACTCATCAAAGTATTCTTCCTTAGACTCATCATAGAAATCGTATCTAGGCATTGAAACCTAAATCCTCGTTTAATTCTTCTTTTAAACTTTGAGCTCTTTCTTCTAAATAATTTTTTGCTGTATGAACATACCCCATGTCTTCAGGACCATTTTCTTTAATAAACTTTTTTGCAATTCTAATTTCGTCTAGTACAATTAATAGTCTATCTAATTTGCTAACATTAGTCTTTGCCATAATATTTTCTCCTTAGGTCATGGTTTTCTTCAATTAAATTTTTAATCTTAATATTTGCATTAGTAAGTTGTTCTTGTAAATCTTTAACATTTCTTCTTAATTGTTTTTCACTATCTAAATAATTCATATCACTTTTTGCTATGTGCTCACCCATTTCGTCCCAGTAACTTTTTCTTCGTACCATAGTGGTATACTCCTTTTCTTCCATGTTGCAAATCTTACCTTCTCTTTTATATAGTAATTATGATAAGCTGCAATTGGATTACCAGGTACTTTACAATACTCTGGCATACATTGAGGTATTTCTGTTGTTCTCATATCTTGAGAAATATGTTTAGGTATAAAATTTAAATATGGCATTCTATTTTCTACTAAATGTCTTTTACCATATCTATGTGTATATTCTTTAAGTAAGTTTACTAATAGATGAAGTAACCAAGAATAGTTACCTTTTGTTTCTCTACACCAAATCCCATGTGGGTGTTTTACATGACTAGCCAACATTAAATTTTTATCAAATTCTAAATTAGGGTGTTTCCATCTTTTAACTCTTCTACCTGTTTTAGTTTTGCCAATATATTCTATACCATCTGAAACTCTATGTGCAGTTGATAATAGTTGTGCATATTCTACACACATTTTTACTGCATGTTTATCACAATGTTCTATTGCTGAAATTTCAGGAGACTTATTTAAATAAAATACATTCATCTGTAAAATATGTGCCTTCCTACTTTTGTTGTTACTTCTTTTTTATTTGCCCATTTAGGGTGTACATAATCTGCATGATACCATAAGGCACCGTCAGTAATATCAATCATTCTTTTGTATTTACCTGCAACAAATTCTTCTGCAAGAATATACAATTCATTATAAGTCTTTTCATCTTTTGGTTCATCTGAATAGCCATCACAGAACCAACTAAATTGACATTTGTTTTTTATAGGTTTTTTAATACCTTTTTCTTTTAACCACCACTGTGATATTTTTGCTTGTTCAATTACACCGCAGACAGTATTTGGATATTGTTCGCTTGTAACTCTATTTAAAACAACCTGTGTTGTTGCAACAAGTCCTGCAATACCTTCACTTCTTGCTTCAAAATACATATTCTTAGCAAGACAAGTAACTTGATTATGGTCAATATAATTTATTGTTGGGGTGATGTCTGGAAATGAAACATCAAGTTTACTAACTTGATAACCTTCTGTCCAATCAGTTGGTGCATTTTTATTGAAAAATGAAACACCAATAGTAAAAATTGCTGTTCCTAATACGACATATTTTAACATAGTACCTCTCCTAGTTAAAAAAGAAGAAATGCTAGAATAATCAAACTGATGTTCTAGCACTTCTTTATGCACATTCTTATTCTTCGCCATTTCTAAAGTTTTCAAACATTGCTAATAATAAGAACATGATTCCTACGGCAGATAAGACGGAAAGAGTAGTGAGAGAGGTATCACCGTCAACAGCACCTGCCGCCAGGAAACTGGTCGTAAATCCAATTAATAAATAAATCCAAAATAACATAATATAACTCTCTTTCTTTTTAATTACTCATTATACTAATAGTACCACACTATCTTGTATATGTCAACCCCTATTTTGATTTATATTTTGGGTGTTTTGTATTAAGATAGTCTTCGTCCCAATTAAATGATTCTTGTACTACTTGTTTTGATAAACCTTTGTATTTTTGATGAAGTATTTTGTCTTTAGCAAGTATTATTACTTCAGCTTCATGTTCTTGTAATCCTTCTAATAATTGAACAAACATCTGTTCACATTTCATCTGATTAAGTCTATCATTTCCGCCTTTAATATAGTGAAATAATTTTTTGGCTTCCATCTCTAATCTAGTATGTTGAGTACCTTCAGGTGCATCATTTTTTTTAAATGGTACATCACCCTTTGGTAATCTCCAAACAATCTTTGGGTCAAATGATGATTTTAAAACCATTCTTAAACCCTCACTATCATATTTTTTTAATACTTGTATTTTTTTTGGTTTGTCTTTAGCATTATTCACCATTGTCAAAATCTCATGAATTAGAGGTCTAACAACATTCACTGCATTTACATTTTCAGAATCAGTATAAGCCATTTAAAAGTCTCCTAGTTTTTCAGTTAGTTCGCGTAACTTGTATTTCATAAAATATTGTAATATTTTACTTCTGTCAGTTATTTCATAATCTTTCCAAGTAATATATATTCGTTCAAATATATCACTTGGTAAACATTCCAAATCTATTAAAGTTTTATTTCTTTGATAGTTTCTTTTGAGTTCATCATTCCACTCTGGAATAGGCCACTCATTTTTGGAAATCCATTCTTCTATTTTCTTTTTACTTAATGGCTTTTGTCTAATGCCTTCAACAAATGTGTTATCACTAGATAAAATATTTGGTATACCATCGCCTCTATCACCTTTAAATATATGTTCAATACGATATTGATTTGGGTCAACACCATTTACATATTTTTTTAATGTGGGTGAATATTGTTTTACAAATGAATGTTTTTGTAATTGTATAAAATCTTTATCTCCTGACATGATTAAAACATTTTCAAATAATTTAGGGGTTTCTGATATTACTTTTACAATCGTTGCTATAATATCATCAGCTTCTGCACCAGTTACTTGTAAAACTTTGTAAGGGAAATATTCTTTGACTTCATCACGAATTTTGTTTAGTGTTTCAAATAATTCATTCCAATCTAACTTAGATGCAGTTCTATCTTTTTTGCGATTTGCTTTGTAATTAGGAAAGTATTCTTTTCTCCAGTAATGCTTATCATCATAGCAAAGAACCAATTCACCATAATCATTACCAAATTTTGATTTATATGAACGCAATGAATTAAGGACCATATGTCTAACCATATTTTCGTTCAATTCATTATTACTCAAATGTATCATCAAATTACTAATTGTAACTTGATTCATATCAACTAAAATCATTTATCTTTTTTTATCTCTTTTACTTTTTTTAAAAATTCTGGTATTAATTCCATGTTAAAAGTAGTACTTACTTTTTTTGTCTTCTCATCAGTTTCAGAAGTCATGAACTCGTCCATTAAATCTTGCATATCATGTTCTATGTTTAAATCCCTATAAAGACTAGATTTAATAGATTCTATGATAAATGCTAAATCTGAAATAAATGGTTTAGAGGTAACCTTAACACCATTTTCACTCATCATATGAACAACTTGTACTATTAATCCTTCTGTAAGATTATCTGCAAATGCCATATCTTCATTTAATTCCATAACATCATAATCAGGTATTTTAACTTCTCTTTTACCTTTATACTTCTTAGGGAATATAATTATGTTTTTATTTTTTTCCATACTCATATTTATATCCATGAATTTACTATTCCTGTTAAACCAATTAAACAAGCCATTATATTTAATATCATTAATGAGGTCTCTTTCCATAAGAAAGCGACCATAATCCATAAAAAAGTTCCTATAACCATAAAATATAAGTTAAGAGGATATATATTAAATGAGGTCAACATTAATTCTAATATTAATATAACACAAGCTGTCCATTTTAGACCATTGACTCTTTTATTTTTTCTGATTTTCTGATACATCTTCTTGTACTCGCTGCTTTCTCTTTTCTTTTCTTTTCACTTCTTGTTTCAAAAAACTCTCTACTTCTTAATTCATTGAAAAAGTTTTCTTTTTGTAATTTCTTTTTAAGTTTTCTTAATGCTTTATCAATGTTATTGTTTTGAACAACAACTGCAGAACCCTTAGTTTTTTGTTCTTGAAACTTATTTCTATTTTTTTTAAAACCAAAGTCATTATTTCTTTTAAAACCATTATGTTTCATCTTATATATAATCCTTTCCTAAAATATCATTATTAAAATTATCGTAGCCTGTTAAGAAACTATTAATATCTTCTATTGAAAGTTTTTTTAAAGATTCACCAGAAGCATTCTCTAAAAATAGTTTAATATCTAATGGAATATCTCTGTGTTCGTTAAAGCACCAAATCATTATTTACCTCATTGATTTAATTATTATTATTACTCTTACAGTATATCACAACTATAAGCTTTGTCAACAGCAGTCTAGATGGTATCTTCTAGACTTTCCCATTCTGCAAGTGAATCTAAACAGTAAAAATCACAAATATTTTTAAACTCTGTTGAATAGTCTCCGTCTGGATATTGACCAGCCATCATTGCATTATGTTTATTAAATAAATCTTTCATTGTTTCTCTATATGTCATTATATAACTCCTTTAAATTAAACTTACTTGTAAGAATATCTCTTACTCTTTCTCTATCAAGACTATCACCACAAAATTTTTGATGGTGATTATATACACTTAAACTTGAAATATAGTCAATAGTTGCAGTGGAAATATTATCTCTAGTGGCACCCATGTCATAGATACCATCTTCACCATAAAAACTATAAACATAATCTACAAATTCATTCATTAGTTTTAACATTTGGGTGGATTCCACAACAACTGTTGTAATATTTTTCATAATTTCTCTCTTTCTTTTCTGATTATGTCTTTATTATACTATGCATTAATAGCATTGTCAAGGGTGTTTTGCAAATAAATTATTTTTTATTGTGAAGGTCAAAGAGTGCTTTAACTTTTTCTTGAAGGACTTCTATTGAGGTGTGCATTTTCGCTAATACGATAACTAAACCAACAAACCCCAAAGCTATAGGCCATAATGTATTAATAATGTCTAATATGTCTATTGATTCCATAGTTTTTCCTCTCTATAATATTTATAGATGGTCAACTATTTGACATATGCTATTATTTGACAGTCAATCTTTTAACAGTTCGTCTATTGTATATTCTTTTGGTAAACTATTATGAAGTTTTACAAATGCTTCTGCATCTAACAAAACAAGTGGTTTTACATTGTTTTTTTTAATAACGACAATGGGTTCATACTTACCACAATTCTCTGTTGATTGTTTGTATGCTTCCCATACATTTACTTTTTCTTGATTCTTGCATTCTATTGAATATGGAAATTTTTCTCTAGCAGCTCTGGCCATGATTAAATCTTCACCACCTGCACCCATACTTCTAGATTCAATATCTTCTTCATGAATTTTTAATTCTTCAATTAATACATCACGAAACCATTGTTGTAGTTTTCTACCTTTTGCCTTAGCTGAACTTGTCTTCATTCTTCATAATCCTCAACATCATCTTGATATTCGTCATCAAGTTTTTCACCACAAAAAGGACAATAAACTATTGGATAATGTTCATTGTCCATACTGTGTTGTACTTTACATTCGCCCTCACATGATTCGCAGAATATAATTCTTTTCATTACTGAATCTCACAGTTACCCGCAACACAAGCCAACTCCTGTGAACCCACTGTTTGGTCTGAACTTTCATAGTCTGATAATTTTGACCAATCAACCTCAGCAGGCATTATTTTTTTTAATTCTTCATATTCATCAACATTACAATCTTGATATGGTGCTTGTTTATAAGTATGTTCACTATATGGTAAAAATGAAACACCACTCATTAAATCAAAGTTTTCATATACCCATGAACCAACTTTTAACCACTCTTCTTCTTTAACAGATATAGTAACTGATGGTTTATGTTCACACCAATGTTCTTGATATGTTTTCCATAATTCTAATTGTTGTACAGCATCCATATCTTGTCTAAACACAGCATTTTCATCACACTTAATCGGAAATGAAAATACAGTAGTATCATTAGGTTTCATAACATCATCTTCAGCAGGAAATCCCATATCAATCATCATTTTAGTTAATGGGTCTTTTTTATCACCTCTTACTGTTCTAACATAATAAGGATTATGTCTTGCATGAATACCACTTGCACTATCAACTAATTGTGATACAGTACCAGAGGGTTTCACACAGGTAATAGCAGCAGATTGATTTACACCTAATTTTTCTGCCCATTCTTTATTTGTTGCAACAGCAACATTTTTCATATTATTTAAAAGTGAAGGAAGGAACTTTTCATTCGGAGCCTCACCAAAAACAGGTTTATTTGCTGTCAATTTATTATCCATAATACCAGTTAGTGATACGCCAAGTAATCTTTCTTCAGTACAATTCTTCTGCCATTCTTTAGTTACATATTTAAAATTAACTAAAGTAGATTGAATTGTTCCAAGTATAGTTGCTAATTTAACTTTTTCCATTAAAGTATTTTCATTATCTTCTGGTCTGACAACAACCTCCGAAAGATTACAAAATTCTCTACTACGCAATATTATTTCCGAGCAGGGGTTGGTACCAAAATCATAATCTGCATTTCTTCTACCATTTTTTTCAGCTATTCTTTTTGCAGACTCTCTATTGAAAATACCTCTTTCACCAGATTTACTTTCATAAAGAGATTTCCATTCGTCCATGAATATTCCTATATCGGGTTTTTCTGTATATGCTGCACTATTATTTGCAAGTGCTCTTTGACCATTATCATTCCACCATTGACCACTTTTTGCAATTCTCATTCTATCATCAGATAAATTTGAAAGACTAATTAATGCACTTCTTCTTACGCCACCGACTACAACTATTTCTGCTGTTTTACATACAATGTCATGACACTCTAAAGAACTTAATTTTCTACCAGCAGCACTTGTAAAAATATCTTTTGTAAATTCAAATAATCTTTCTAATGGTTCTGGTCCAGATGCTCTACCACCAAATGTTTTTAATGGTGCACCTGCAGGTCTAACTTTACTTAAATCCCATCTAGGTATTTGTCCATGATATAGCATTGCAACTAATTCTTTAAATGCTTTGGCCCAACCCATTTTACTATCTTGTACCAAAATTGTTGTATCACTCATGTGGAACTCATCAGCAATTGTTGGTAGATGTGAAACAAATTGTCTTTCTACTGAAAACCCTACACCAGTACCATTCATTAAAACATAAAGTATTTCATCAAAGGCTTGTGGTTTATCTACTGCAATATAACTACAATTATAACCTGCAATATTTTCTCTTCTTAGTGCCTCTCCAGCAGTCATTAAACAACGCATTGATGGCATAATCTTTAATTCTAGAACTGCAAGTTCTAATTTATCTCTCATCTCTTGTGGTAAAGTAAATTTACAAGTTTCTTTTAAATGCTCATCAAAAAAATCAAAGTATCTTTCTACTGTTTCTCCCCAAGTTTCTCGTCTTTCTTCTTTTGGTAACCATCTAGAGTATCTAGATAGATGTATAAATTCTTGATATTTCGTGGGTAAATGATTACTTAGCATTTATTCTTCTCCAATTTTTAAATCGCACTTTTGCCTCTAGGCCTCTAAAAGTGTTTTCGTTAATAATTCTTTTAATATTTTTAACACCAGATAAAACCATATCATTAATGTCTTTGTCTATTAAGTTTTCAGGCCATAGACAAACAGAATAATCTTCATTAATGAAGGTTTCAATTCTTTTTACTATTTCTAAATTTCTTGGTTGGTTATCTGGTACTAATACAATATTTTCTTTTCTTTCCTCTATTCTCAAATCTGAATTAGCAGTAGCAATACAGTTATCTATGAATAAACTATCAATCGGGCCTTCAACAACATAAACTGTTTTATTCCAATTAACACTATCTAACCCATAAATCTTTTTACTATCATTTAGACAGATTGTAAAATACTTTGGTTCTTCTTTACCAAAAGCCCTTCCTTGAAATGCATACATCTTTTTTCTTTCATCAAAAAAAGGTATCACCAATCTAGGGTGGTCTTTTGATATTGATGAAAATTTATTTGGTATGATTTCATTAACCCAACTAAAAAACTTTGGTGCAAAATACAACTTATAATGAAAACGACTAGGAATCTTTCTCTTGTCTATTATCTTCTTAGCAGGGTGATAACTTTCAAGTTGTGATATTGTTTTAAGTTTTTTAAGTGAGGAATCTCCTTTATGAAAAACAGGTTTCTTAAAGACAGGAAGTTTGTCTTCGCCTTTTATATATACATTCTTATTTTTGTAGACTTCAAAAGTATATTCATCATATAAATTTTTATCTAATGTTTTCAATAAGTTAGAAAAATCAGTGCTTTTTTCACAGTTGTGACATTTATAAACAAAAAAAGTTTTATTTAAAAGTAAATACCCTCTGGCTTTTGTATGTGAAGTCTTTGAATCACCACAATAGGGGCATCTAAAGTTATATAAATTGTCTGATTTTTTCTTAAATTGATTTAATTTTGACGAAACTAAACCAATATACTTTACATCAATAAAAGTAGTCATAGGCTAAGTATATACCTTATACCTGTATTTGTCAATGGTAATTAAACTGGGAAAGAAATTAATTTGTGTAAAATAAAACCTGCGACAATAGAGCCACCCATAATAATCCAACGCCATTTTTCTAAGATGCCTATCCTGTTTGAAATTTGGTCTTTCAACTCATCAAATCTTTTTTCTTCTTCTTTTTCATGAGTACTAATAATATTTCTTAATTCTTTGTAAGAGTTATTAATCCTAGAATGTAAATCTAGAATTTGTCCTTTTATTTCTTTTTCATTTGCTACTATATCTTCTTCTTGTCTAGTAATTTTTTCTTCATGAACTGCAAGAATACGATTAACACAACTTGATACATCAGTTAGTTTTTCAATAGCTGTATCTAATCTTATGTGAATATTTTTCATATCTTGAACCTCTTTTTTAAGTAATTCAAGTTCCAAGTCTTTTTTCTCTGACATACATCTCTCCCTTTATATTATTTATATAAGGTCAATAATATGACAGACACTATTATTTGACTGTCTAAATTTTGACTACCACTCTGGTTTTACTAAAGTCCAGACACCATATATAATGGCAGCAATTGCAGCCCATTTAACTAAACTACCAAAAAATAATACTAAAAAACCAACAACAATAAGCATGGCACCGTCCCAAGATGTTCTTTCTTCCCATCTGTCAGTAACCCAATCTTTTATTTTATCAAACATTTTAATCTCCTATTTTTGCATTTCTTTTTCTATGACCATTCCATGCAAACCAGCCACCAAGTCTTAATGCCCAATATGCAAGATAGTTTAGAAAATAAAATCCATTTACTTCTATATTAATATCACGAAATATTTTATCTGCTTTCTTTTGGTCTAATGGTGAAACCAGGTTTAATGAATCATCTTTTTTCAAAGCAGGTTTCAAAGCTGCATACTTATATGCATAATCATGAACTAAACCACCTAGTAATAAAACGCCAACTGGTGATAAAAATGTTGCTAAAAACTTAGGAACACTTGCACCATCAAATGTAAATCCTTTTGGTATTACATATTTAACATCATTAATTTCATAATTAAAATCTTTTGATATCTCCCAATGTCTTTTACCTAATAACCACATAAAGATGGCTGACCAAAACCCTTTACTTTTAGTTGGTATTCGTATTGGTTTCATGTGAGGATATTCTTTATATTTAAAATTTACTCGTACTTTATTAACTTGTTTCTTGTCTAAAAAATTTATTATCATACCAATGATTATTAATATAATTACAACTGTCCACTGCCAAAACTGTTCTGCAAGTGATAATATTAATTCCATTATTTCTTTTCCTCTGGTTCATAGTATTCTTTATAAGATTTAATTATTTCTGATTTCTTTTTTAGATTATGTCTTATTTGTGCAAAGTTTTTTGCAATGAGTTGATAATCATTATCTGAAAGACCAAACAGAACTGGGTCTATACCTTGTTCTTCTAATTTCTTAAATACTTCTTCAGCATTAGCAGAAGTAATTACAATCCATTTAATGGGTTCTAATTTAGGTAAAATAGGTTCTTGTAAATTAAGAGGTTCTCTTTCAATCTCTGTTTTAAAGATTTCTAACTTCTTAATACTAGAACAGCTAGTAAGCAATATAATTAGGATTGGCAAGAGAAGGGCATTCCCTATTGATTTCACTTTTCTTTGTAGCATTTATTTCTTTCTCTGTTAATGGTGCACCAGATGATATTTCTACACATCTAAGTGCCATTGTACTTGCTTTGTTAATTATTCTTTCTATTGCTTTATCTTTAGCAATAGCAGTCTTACCAAAATCTCTACCACCTTTAGTAAATCTTTTGTCTAAATCATTTAATTCTTTTTGAAGGTTATTTGATAATGTTGTAAGTTTTTGATTCGTTTCTATAATAGTTTGAAAATCTTGTTTTTGTTGTTCTATCACTTCTTTTTGTGATTCTACACTTTGTTCTAATACTGCATTGTTTGCTTTGAGAACTGCATTATCTGCACGAAGTTTATAAACATATGCGACTGCTCCACCAATACCTATAATCATTACTAATGTAATCGCCATCTTTGCATAACCAAATATCATTTTTTCTTTTTACCTTTTGCTTTGTAACCACTTGCAAATGCTGCTTTTCTTTGGGCATCTGAAGCAAATTTTTCATCTACAAAATCTTCTCTTCTGATTTTCCCAAGTTTGTTTATATCAGATGCTTTATAATTGTGTTTTAGCATAAGTCTTGACATTGCCATCATACTAACGAAAGGTATATCTGCTTTATATAATTGAATCAAACCATCTTTATTTGAATCAATCTTATCAAATATTTTCATCAAAGGTGTTGGATTAATCTTTTTACCTTTTAAGGGTTCATATGTTTTTTTAAGTTTATTAATCATATCATTACTAAACTTAGCTGCATTTAAATTAGCAACAGGGTGTTGGTCCATATATGCATAACTATATGCACCGCCTAATTCTTCTATATCTCCAACCTTTGCACCAGGCGAGTTAAGAACATAATTAGAATTTGGGCCTTTGTCAACTGTTTTACCATTTTTCTTTACTAACTTCCTCATATTTGATGCACTACCACTTGCAACAACTTTACCTTTTAGTACATGATGATACATAGGTTTGATTTTTCTTTCATCAAGTTCTTTTACTAAATTCTTAAATGTTTTATTCATTGTATCTTGCCTCTGTACACACTACTATTTCAATAATTTTACCATCACCATCTTTAAATTGTTCGGTAATTCTACCAGAGTGTGCTCTGCCACAATTTTGACAGACTTTGTGATATGAATTACCGAACATTATCATTATTTCTTTACTTTTTTATAGCCCCAACGATTTTCTGATAAATCCCAAAGACCTTTCATTTGTCTAGGAATTTCTATCATATAATCTGAATTGAACCTAATTAACTTTTTAGTTAATAACATATCAATCTCCTTTGTTAATGGTTATCAATATGTACTTTTAACTCATGTACTATGAGTCACTTTATATCCATGTGAATGGACCTTAACTTATTTACTTTATCTGTTTCATTGCAAACGATTGTAATTTCATAAAGTCTGCAATTTTACCATTCATTAGTTTTTCCAGTTTCTTTTTATTGTCTGGTCTAACTGCATTATATACATTCATGATTGCAGATGCAGTAAATAAATCAACTTTTGCTTGTTTATCTTTAAACTTCATTTTCATATTTTGTTTGTTTTTAACAATATTTTGTAAAACTTTCAAATTGTTTTCAACAAGCTCATATTCTCTAGCAAATTCGTTAGATTGTTTTAATACATTTTTTGTAAAGTTCATTTCTTTTACCTCTGTTTTGGGTGCATAGTTAATACCTTTGTATGCCATTGTGCCATATATACCATCAATTCCACTTTGAACACTTTTTCTACTTGCTCTTCCAACATTAACACTATACATACCTTGTTTTGCTTTATCCATGTTAATTTGAACTACTTGAACACCATAATCAATTAAAGTTCTTGCCATTAATAAAGCACCTAAATTTCTATCGTACTGTAATAATGTGTCTAAAACAACACCTCTAGGGTCAAGTTTTAAAAACATTTCATGGTCAAAGTCATAACTGTCGTCCATTCTACCTGCCATCATGTCTAGTCTATCACCCATTCTATCTTCGGAAATATATTTTTGTACAAAGTCAGAAAACTTTTTCATACCATTTATATTTGCAGGTGGTCTTCTTTTCATAAATTTAGTTAAATCAAATCCTGCTTTGTTTATTTCTCTTGGATTACTAGAGAAAAGCCCAGTAGCCATAAGACCTTCATCTATTTCAAATGACTCATCAGTTCTACCAAACCCAGGTTTTGGGTCACCTTTTACAACAGAGTCTAAATGTTGTTTCATGTAATCATCAATATCATCTGCAAGTCCGACTTCTCCTGCTTTACTCATTATCTTATTATATAAATCTCTTGCAGTATCTTTTTGTTCATCAGTTGCTTCACCAGCTTCCATTACATTTTTTTCAAGTTTATAGAACTCATCTTGCATCTTTGTAAGTTCTTCTGCACCTTCTTTATCTGAATTTGCACTCATAACCTTTTGTGCAGAACCACACATATAAAAATGAGAAGTCGTGTAATCACCTACTGTAATTTCATGTTCTGGTTGTTCATTAAGTTCAATTTCTTCTTTGAACCCTTTCATTAATTCTTTAACAGTTTTAAGAGGTATTTTAAGTTCTTTTGAAATTTCTTGTGCAGAGGAACCATCAGCTATCATTGCATGTAAATCACTCATCTTGCTTTCTGAAACTTTTCTTTTTTCTCTCATCTTTAAGATTCGTTCTACAAATCTTCTTGCGTGTTTTGTTCTTCCATCATATAGAGTTTCCTTCTTCTTTTTTCTAACAACGACTACTGAAGAATCATCACCTGTCCCAGCAACAGAAGGTCCTGTTGTATTAGTCGGTCCCTCTTCACCTATATCACGACCTGTGTATGGGCTCACTTCTGTAAATTTCTTGACCATTAAAGTTCTCCTAATGCGTCTTCTAATGAAACTTTTTTAATATCATCTAAACTAACAAAAATCTTTTGTCTTGTTTCTATATGTATAATCGGGAAAACTGGTACACCTAAAACTGTATCAATGGGTGCAGTATCCTCAAAAGTTTCTAGTTTATCACCTATCTTTGCAGGTAAAGCGTTTTCATCTTCTTCATCAAATACAATATCATTTATTAATTCGTATTCACCTTTTGGTAATAGTTCACCTTCTAATTCTACTTCTTCACTTATTGTATCGTCTATTTCAATATTGTTTTCTTTTATATAATTTAAAAATTCTTTTTCAAACATTTTAGGGTCAACTGACTCTCTAAATGTATCTTTTAATAAAAATAAAGCTGCAGCATAAGTACCTAGTTTTGTTCTTAAACCAGGGACTTTTTCAAAAATCTTTTTTATGTTGAATACTAATTTGTGAAGTACGGTGTATGCGTTTCGTTCTGCGATAGTGTTAAGTGGTGTGGCTTTATTGGTTCCAGGTAATTTACTTCTTTTACCCTTTTCGTCAATAATACCTAATTTAAATGCTTCTGTTTTATCAAAAGGTGTTACTAATAATTTAATAAATCTATAAGTAACAAATAAATCAATCGCTCTTCCCATTATAGTACCTTTAACTTTTCTTCTATATACTCGTCATTATCTATTTCTTTTAACTCGCCTTCAGGTAAAATGTTTAACACTTTCATGAAAGGTTTCAAATATGCCCATAATTCTCTTTCAATTTTGAATAATAAAAGTGTTGAACTTGCTTCAGGCCCAAACACATTATTTAATACAATAATATGATTTAATATTAATCGTTCTCTTAATTCTTTTGAGTCCTGATATTTTCTCAATAATCTCTTGATGTATTTGAATCTTTTCATATCATCAAGAAATTCTTTTTCATTATCCCCTTGAGGATTATTATAATGTTTCATTGCATACATCACAACATTATCAGCTCGTATTTCTTTAAACATATTTACTAACTTATAGCAGCAAATACTTTGAACTTTCCATTTTCTTCTTTATTATATTTAAAAGTAATCTTACGACCACCTTCAACTTTATGTGATATTCCATCATCATTAATAAATTCATTATGTGGAGTGTCAATGTCTTTACCAAATCTACCACCATATTGAGTTAGTGGTAAAACTATTTCGCCTGAATCTTCATTAAAACTTTCTGCAGCTGCCCTTGGAAACTCTATACCTAAATTTGCAAGTCTTCTTCTTAAAACTTCTACACATTGTTCTGGTATCAATGAATCCATATTTGAAACAGTTCCTAGAAAAGAATTTAATCTACGAACAACTGTATCATCTGCAATATCTATTAAATCAAAGTCAGAGGCNTGCTTTGAGAAATTATTTGCA